TCTTTTAACGTGACACCCAAGGAGTAATTCATCATGGCTTTTTTGAATCAAGAATTTAACGTCAACGAGCTGCCGGTCGGTACTGGTGGCAACTTTGAGCCGCTGCCTGCTGGCTGGTATACCGTGGCGATCACGCAGGCTGAGCTGAAAGACACGAAGCTGGGCGGTGGGCAATACATCAAGCTGCGTTTTGATGTGACGGGCCCGACCCATCAGGGCCGGGTGGTGTTTGGCAATCTGAACATCAAGAACGCGAACCCGAAAGCGGAGGAAATTGGCCGCCAGCAACTTGGCGAGGTGATGCGTGCGATCGGGCTGGCCAAGGTGACGGACACAGATCAGTTGATTGGTGGTCAGATCAGCATCAAGCTGGATGTGAAGCAAGATGCGCAGTATGGGGCCAGCAACGAGGTAAAGGGCTTCCGGTCTGTGTCGGGTAGCGCCGCGCCTGCTGCGGCCTCCATGCCTGCCGCTGGTGCGCCTGCTGCGACTGCGAAGGCTGCGCCTCCATGGGCAAAGAAGTAATCTAAAAAAATGCCCCGGCTTTTGATGGCCGGGGCAAATTACCTCAAGGAGAACAACATGAAAATCCCTGATAGCGAGCATACCATTCAGGCGCTGATTGACAAGGCGCATGAGGCCAAGGCCGAGTTGCCGCGCCCTCACATGGGGGCCAGTGGGCTGGGCCACCCGTGTGACCGTTGGCTGTGGTTGTCGTTCCGCTGGGCGGTGCTGCCTGAATTCCCTGGCCGCATCCTGCGATTGTTCCGCCGTGGCCACCAAGAGGAGGCGAACATTATCAGCGACCTGCGTGCCATTGGCATGGACGTGCGTAAGGTGTCGAGCCAGCACCGTGTGGACTTTGGGAGCCATGTGTCTGGGAGTCTGGACGCGATCATTGATGCTGGCGTGCCTGATGCACCAAAGACCAAGCACGTGGCCGAGTTCAAGACGCACAGCAAGAAGTCATTCGATGCGCTGGCTAAGGATGGCGTGGAGAAGTCGAAGCCCGAGCATTTTGTGCAGATGCAGGTTTACATGGCCGGTACTGGTCTTGACCGTGCGCTGTATCTGGCCGTGTGCAAGGATGATGACCGGATACACACCGAGCGCGTGAAGTTCGACCCGGCCGTGGCGCTGCCTGCGATTGAACGAGGCCAGCGCATTGCACTGAGCGACCGGATGCCGGAGCCGTTGAGCGCCGACCCTGCGACCTGGTATCAGTGCAAGTTCTGTGATGCGTCGCAGTTCTGCGCCTACACCAAAACCACCAAGCAGGTGAACTGCCGTACCTGCGCCATGGCAACGCCGTTGTCGGACTCGACCTGGCACTGCGCCAAGTGGGACGATGTGATTCCGGTGGATGCCCAGCGCACGGGTTGCGAGGGTCATGTGCTGCACCCTGACCTTGTGCCGTGGCAGCGTAAGGATGGGCCGGACGAGTTCACCGCTGTGTACGAGATCAATGGCACTACGGTGGCCAATGGCGACCCTGAGATCGAGGGCGTATTTAGCTCGCGTGAGCTGCTGGCCAATGCTGCTGCCTGCGCGAGTGGCGATGCTGTGATCGCTGACATGCGCAAGACTTGGATGGCGAGGGTGGTGGCGTAATGCTGCTACAATGCTAACATTCTCACTACGCTAACAAATGTACATTATGGGAAAACCATCAATCAACATGATCGGACTGAAGTTCAACCGATGGACTGTGATGTCCGAGGCAACAAAACCAGCCGATGTAAAACAGACCGGGAAGTTTTGGAATTGCATTTGCGACTGCGGGGTGGCGCAAGTTGTCTATGGGGTAACGATCAGGAATGGAGGTAGTAAGTCTTGCGGCTGTCTCAAAGCGGAGAAGAATTCAATTGCCATGAAAGCCATGAGGCTGCGTCAGTCTGGGTCTTTGCGTGATCGTTTTTTCTCACGTTTCGTCAAACTTGAAAACGGTTGCTGGCAATGGAGGGCACACACCGACAAAGACGGTTATGGGGTGCTTCCTGGTGATCGTCAGAACACGAGAGCACACCGGCTTTCTTATGAGATTCACAATGGGCAAATTCCTGATGGGCTGATTGTTTGTCACCACTGCGATAACCCTGGATGCGTCAATCCAGACCATTTGTTTGTTGGCACAACGAAAGACAATGCACAGGATGCTTTGAAAAAAAGACGCCATTATGTTGGTGAGAAAAATGGACGTTCTAAGTTGACTGAAGAAAACGTCAAAGAGATATTACATTCAAATTTGAATGGCCAGCAACTGGCAAATAAATTCGATGTCACAAGGCACACAGTCAACAATGTAAGACGAGGCAAAACATGGCAAAAATAGAACTGAGAGAATATCAGTCGCGAGCCTTGTCTATGCTCTATGACTGGATGGAGAAAAACGCCGGTCATCCATGCATTGTGTTGCCAACTGGAAGCGGAAAAAGCATTGTAATTGCCGAACTGTGCAGGCAGGCAATCACAGAATGGCCAGAAACGCAGATTGTAATGCTCACACGCAGTGTCGAACTGATAAACCAAAACGCCGAGAAACTTCGGGCAATTTGGCCCGGAGCCCCAATGGGTATTTATTCGGCTAGCGCAGGAAAAAAACAACTCGGTGAGCCAATCACCATTGGTGGGCCTCTTTCAATTGTGCGCATCACAAAAAATATTGGGCATTGCGACCTATTGCTGGTGGACGAAGCGCATGACATTTCACATAAAGATGAAGGCAGCTATCGCAAGATCATCAACGATTTGATGGCCATCAATCCATCAATGCGAGTTATTGGTTTTACGGCAAGCCCGTTTCGTCTTGGCCATGGAATGATTACGGACAAGCCAGCTATTTTTGATGCGTTGCTTGAGCCAGTCAGTATTGAGGAACTTATATTCAAAGGACACCTCGCAACATTACGCAGCAAGCAAACCAGCTTCAAACTTGATACCAGTGGAGTGCATAAACGAGGTGGTGACTTTGTGGAGTCCGAACTGCAAGCGGCAGTTGATACGTCAGACAACAATGAGGCCATGATTGATGAAGTCATCAAACGATCTGAGGGCCGCAAGAGCTGGATGTTTTTTGCAACTGGCGTAAAGCACGCAGAGCATTTGCGAGATATTCTTTTGAGTCGTGGAGTGTCTGCCGTTTCTGTTACTGGCGACATGGCCAAGAAAGATAGAGAGCAATCCATTGCTGATTTCAAATCCGGAAAAATTACAGCGATCACGCAAGTTGGATGCTTGAATGTTGGATTCGATCATCCGGCCATTGATTTGTTAGTGATGGCCAGGCCAACTATGTCACCCGGACTCTATCTGCAACAAGCAGGCCGAGGCATGAGGCCGAACGCTGGCAAGGCCGACTGCCTGGTGCTGGACTTTGCTGGCGTGGTGGAGACGCATGGCCCGATCACCAATGTGCAGCCGCCGAAGAAATCAAGCGGCGACGGTGAGGGCGAAGCGCCGGTGAAGGTGTGCGACGATTGTGGGGAGTTGGTGCATATCTCTGTGATGACCTGCCCGTCGTGCGGTGCGTTGTTCCCTGAGCCGGTGAAGAAGGCGATGGTGCTGCGAAATGACGACATCATGGGGCTGGAGGGCAAGGAGCTGGAGGTGACGAGTTGGGCGTGGCGCAAGCACATCAGCAAGGCCTCTGGCATCGAGATGCTGGCGGTGACGTATTACGGGAGCTTGAGTGACGCGCCGATCACCGAGTATTTGGCGATCATGCACGATGGTTACGCTGGCCAGAAGGCAATGGGGCTGCTGCTGAGTATGGCGAACAGCGCCAGCATTGTGCCGGGTGGTTTGAACGTGCAGACGATGATCGAGATGGTGCAGAACATGAACAACGCCACGCCGCCGAAGTTGATCGAGTACCGCAAGGATGGCAAGTTTTACCGAGTAATGAAAAGGAGCTGGGAATGATTGATGTTGATGAGGAAATCGCCAAGGCGCAAAAGCTGAAGGCTTGCGATGTGTGCAGGCAAGATGCAGACCCGGCAGGTGGTGTGGCCGTGCGCGAGAGGTGGCACTGCGCGAAATGCTGGGTGAAATTTATGCAACGAAAGGGGCTGAAATGAGCAGACACACCGAACCCGAGTTCTTGGTGCAGTGGCGTGAGTGGTATCGCGCTGGCCCGCCGCGCTGCTGTCACACCTGTGAGCATTACGGCAACGATGGACAGTGCGTGGAGTTCTTCATGAAGCCGCCAGCCGAGTTTGCCGAGACCGTGGGCGAGTGGTGCCCGAAGTGGGAGGCCGAATGTCCACTGTGACTGCTGATCGAATCCCAACCGAACACGAGGAGCAGCGCGAGCTGGTGCGCTGGTTTCGCCAGACGCACAAAGGCGTGCGTATTTTCGCCATCCCGAACGGCGGTGCTCGAAGCATTGCCACTGCTGGCCGATTGAAGGCTGAGGGCGTGAGCAGTGGCGTGCCTGATCTGTTCATCCCTGCCTGGCGGCTGTGGGTCGAGATGAAGCGCACGAAGGGCGGGAGCGTGAGCGCGGAGCAAAAGGACTGGCTAAAATATCTCGAAGAAGTGGGGTATTGTGTTAAATTGTGCAAAGGTGCTGAGGATGCAAAGTTGCAAATTCAGGCCTTTGTAACCATTGAAAATTTAACGGAGTGAAACCCATGAGCACACGTATCTACCTGGTCACGGATGTGGAGACCAACAAACACCGTTTGATTCGCGCCAGCAATCAGGCGCAGGCGATCAAGTACGCCGCCCAGACCCGGTTTGACATCGAGGTGGCTGGCCAAGATGACCTGGTGAGCCTGTTGACTGGTGGAACGGCCATCGAGCTGGCTGGCGCTGGCGCGACTATTGATATGTTCGAGGAGACGATTTCTAACGCTGGGGGGACTGACTGATGGCCACCGAAAAAGTCAAAAACCGTTACATGACGGTGCGCTTGCCTGCGGACATTGAGCGCGAGTTGCGCAAGATGGCCGAGGCGAACACGCGCACGTTGGCCGCGCAAATCCTGCACTGCGTGAAGATTGAGATCGAGCGCCAAGCGGGGGGCAAGGCATGAGCAACTTTGAGCGCACCGCTGCCTGGTTGAAGGCCTGCGGAAAAGAGCCTAGCGCCGAGAATGTTAGCGTGCAGGTGGGGTGCATGGTGGAGGAGTTCTGCGAGCTGCTGGCGTGCCTGCGCACCGACTCTGAGGGGTATGCCAAGCTGCTAGATCGCACGCGCCTGGACTTGGAGTGGTTCGCCAGCAAGTTGAAGCGCCGCGACCAGGCCGTGTACATCCCGCACCACCTGCGCACCGATGCCCTGGATGCGCTGTGCGATGTGGAGGTAACCGCCAATGGCGTGGCGTACTTGGCCGAGATGGACAAGCCGGGGGCTGATCGTGCCGTGCTGGAGTCGAACGATGCGAAGCTGGTCGATGGCAAGCCGGTGATTTTGGAGGGCGGAAAGATCGGGAAGCCGCCGGGGTGGAAAGCGCCAGACCTGCGGGGGTTTGTATGAGGAAGGCCGGAAAGCGCAGGGCGCAAGCCCGGCCAAAGCATTACACGATCATGGACGAGATGATGGCAAGCCCGAGCGAGCCGCTGCCTGCTGAGTACCGTCGCCACCAGTTAACACGGATGTACGACGGTCTGGCCGCGATGGAGACGGGGGAAAGCCCGACGACTGACGACTGGCGCGTGGTGTCGGATGCGGTCAACCTCATGGAGACGCTGATCGAGACCATGAAGGTGTGTGAGGACGAGTCCGGCCTGTTGCTGGATGCGATCACCGCGCTGGCCATGGCTGGCCGCCGCAACCTGGCCGGGGCCGCCATCCGGCTGGATGGTGTTGGGATTCAGGCCGTGCGTGCCATCTTGGAGGATTACGCTGCGCTGATTGATGTGTTGCCAGCACGCACCATGATTCGCTGCCACCGCCTGACCGAGACACGCCTGCATGAGTTGATGGCCGGAAAGCGAAAACCGCACGATGTAGAGGTGACGACCTTATAAGGGTTTGTCCCAATGGAAATAAATGTGGGAGATTGTGTGAAGTAGTGTTATGATTCAGTCATCGCAACAAACCAAACCGGAGTAACCGACATGGCAGCAACTTACAAAATCATCAGGGCCGAAGCCTCTACACACACTGGCCGTTGCGTCATTGTGTGGGACGTGGTGGATGCAGCAGACGGTTATGTGTACGACACATTCAGCCGCAAGTGCGATGCCAAAGACTGGATTGCTCGCGCTACTGCTTAATCAACCGGGGCCACTGGCCCCACCTTTTGGAGAATGACATGAAACCCTCACACACACAGACACCGCGCACCCTGGCGGATTGCACTTTTACTTATGGCTATGCGAGCGTGCAGCCTATGGCGCACCGTGAGCCGCGCTGGGAGAAGGCCGCTGGTTATGCCTTGGCTTTTGCGATTGGCGCGTCCTTGGCCGCTTTGCTGGTCGTGGGGTTGTCGTCATGAGCTGCATGAACACCATGATGATGAACGCCCGCCAGTACGACGAGGACTACGCCGAGGCGCTGGATTTTGCGATCGAGGCGCGAGCTGCTGAACTGCTGACGCATGGCGAGGCGTGCGACCCGATGGATGGCTTCAACATTGTTGAGGCGCTGGGCGAGGCCACCACCAACGAGAAGATGGTCATGGCCAAGGTGCTGGCCGAGCGCAAGTTTGACCAGGCTGGCATCTTGATTGATGGAATCAGCCGGGCGTATTGGGCGAAGATGGCCGATGAGATGGCCACAAAGGAGCTGACATGAACAAACAAATAAGTGCGCTTATACGGTCTCTGGAGGCGTTGGACCACCTCATGTTGTTCACAAGTTTGATGCCCGGTTTCGATGGCCGAGTCGTTGATGAGGCATATAAGGCAATCAACAAAGCACTGGCAGAGCAGCCAGCACAGCAGGAGCCTGTGGCTTGGAAGCTGGTTCCAACAGAGCCAACAGAAGAAATGCTAAAGGCGATGGACGAATGTTCAAAAGAAGGCTATGACGAGCGTTTGTATGCTGGTCATGCGGCATCTGTTTACATGGCGGCTGTGGATGCGGCTCCTATTCCACAAGCAGAGCAGGATCAGACTGGCTGTGCTTGCCGATGGAATGATGAGGGTGATCGAGTTGTCACGTGTGAGCGACATCAAGGGTGGCTTGAAGTGATCGCAGAGTGGGCTGAGCGTGCACGTGATGCTGAGAAAAAGCTGAAATCCTTAAATACATCCCCACCAGCACAGCGCAAACCGCTGACGGATGAGGAGATTGAAGAAATAGCAGCGATAACACTGTTCCCTATTGAATTCGCCCGAGCCATCGAAGTCGCCCACAGCATCAAGGAGAACACATGAACGATTTATTCAAGCCACATCAGTGCCCGAGATGTTTTGGCCTGTTTAAGGTGGGAGATAGGTTTTGGAATGATTCAGGAACTGTTTACCACTTGGCTTGTTGGTTCAATAAACCTAAGGAGAAGAACACATGACTTGGTGGATGTACCTCATCGGCATTGCTCACACAGCCGTGTATGCGTGGGCGTTTTGGAAGGAATGGAAATGAAATATGAACTTGTAAAAACAGACACAAAGCAAGTTGCAGCGCGCACGCTGTATCGTATCCGGGCGCTTGTCTCTATCGGTTTTTCAGTATCCGCTGGCGATCTTGGGGGGTATATTGAGGCCGAGAAAAATCTTTCTCAAACTGGCAATGCTTGGGTGTCCGGTAATGCTTGTGTGTACGGTAATGCTTGTGTGTACGGTAATGCTCGGGTGTACGGTAATGCTCAGGTGTACGGTAATGCTCAGGTGTACGGTGATGCTTGCGTATCCGGTAATGCTCGGGTGTACGGTAATGCTTGGGTGTCCGGTAATGCTTGTGTGTACGGTAATGCTTGTGTGTCCGGTAATGCTCGGGTGTACGGTAATGCTCAGGTGTACGGTAATGCTCAGGTGTACGGTGATGCTTGCGTATCCGGTAATGCTCGGGTGTACGGTAATGCTTGGGTGTCCGGTAATGCTTGTGTGTAC